TAATAATACTTTTAGTATATCACCCCTATGGTAATGCGTAGGGCGCGGGGCTATCTCGTAAGAGGTAGCCCTTGCTTTATTATGACTCATAAGCGAACCTTTGTCTACATCGACGGATTTAACTTTTATTACGGTAAAGTAAAAGGTACGAAATTTAAATGGGTAGACTTTGGAAAACTTTGCACTTTACTACTTCCTAAAGAAAAAAATAACATTATAAAAATAAAATATTATACTGCTATGGTTAAACCAAGGCAAAGTGATCCTGGACAGTTAGAACGTCAACAAGTCTATATTAAAGCATTAAGAACAATCCCAAATTTTGAAATTTATTTCGGTCATTTTCTATCTCATTCAATTAAAATGATGCGTTCGGATGGAAAAGGTTTTGTAGAAGTTATAAAAACGGAAGAGAAAGGATCTGACGTAAATATAGCCTCACACATGATTTTTGACGGTTGTAAAAATAAGTATGATACCGCCGTAATTATTTCAGGTGACTCTGATCTTTTAGAACCGGTTAGAATAATAAAAAACGATTTAAAAAAGTCTGTTGGTTATCTAAACCCGCAAAATAACCCGAGTAAAGTTCTTTCACAAAACTGTGATTTTATGAAATCCATTCGTGATAATGCAGTTATAAAATCACAGTTTCCGGATACGGTTATAGACAAGGATGGAAACCAAATTACTAAACCACTTGAATGGAATTAATATTCCATTTTTCTAATTAAATGCTTCCATAGGTTCCCAGTCCACCAGTTCGAATTCTATTTCTCTTCCACTCATTTCGTTATTTGAAATACTAAAACCTTCTGTGTTAACTCCACCCGTAAGCATACCTACCCTTTTACTGCTTCTTTTTTCTATGATGAGTATGTCATAAAGATCGTCCGCGTGTTCGTCGTTATACGTATCTATTTTGACTACTCCTTCTACGGGCAAAGTGAGGATATGAAATTCACCCGATGCGGTACCTTGCCAGTCTAAACTTTTTAATCCTTTTGGTTTTCTTGTTCCGATAGCTTGAATTCTTCCTTGGTTGTTATTGATACTGACTCGAATCGATTTCATAAAACCGACTGTAAGACCGTTGATTTTAACGATTGCGTCATTCCCAGTTAAAACCTTAGGATTGGGTCTTGAACTTTTAGCCATATTCTAAACCTCACTCTTTGCGCCACGTACGACGTCTAAGTTCAAAAGGAAAAACATATAGTTGATCGGAGTTACAATCTTACCGTCAGGAAAAATAAAATAGATAACGTCACCGTCTCGACGGATTTCAAAGTTTTCATCAAACGCACCTTCCCCTGTATATATATTTCTAGTCAGCCATCCGTATTGTCTGATATACACATTACGAATTCTTTGTATTACAGCCGTACGTATATCCGCATCCGTAAGACTTGTTCCGAGAGCATCCGGATCTGTGGGCACTTCGCCTGTAAAGGTTACGTTTAACCATTCTCTTAAATCCTTAACTAACGCCAAAGCGGTGCATACGGTAGAAGCCTGATTTCTGATTAAATTTTGAGACTGATAGGTTGTGAGTCCAAACTCTATCTTAAAAGGACCTGCGTTCGGTTTTTTGGTGATTATAAGTCCACCCGCGCGTAATACCTTTTTAATCTGTGTTTTGGTTAAAATTTCAGGAGCGTCAACTATATTCAAATCTTTGAATGTTGCTGTTTCTCTTACGTTTGAGGAAGCTTTGATTGCGTTGTGTAAAACCGCAATCATCCAACCAGGATAGGTTCTTAAGTTGATCCGGTCGGCTTTGTATCTGATAAGCGGTGAAAACCCCGCCACCATATATTCCGAGTTTAAGGACTTTATATCCTCTATTCTTTCTTCAATTGACTTTTCAAGGTCAAGTCCAGCACCACCAAACCTTTCATCCGATCCTTCAGCAGAATTTCCGTTTGAAAGTTTATCCGCTAAATAAAGTCTTACCGGTTCTAAGGAAGTACATACGTTTACATAAAATCCTTTGGCTGCTTCTGTTTCAAATACGGTATCAATTGCATCTAAATAGTTTTTAGTCGTTGCCGCTCCAGTGACTCCACCTGACAAATACACAAAACCGGATAAATCAGAGAGAGGTTTTTTTTCTTGGGATATGATTTCTAAAAGCCCGCTTGAATTAAAAAATGACTCTTGTCTAAAGAGTAAGGACTTTAAAGTCTGAGAAGTAGATTTTACATCTAAGTTTTCTGATATAAGTATATGATCGAGCGTATTCGTTTTTCGATCTGGTTGAGAAAGTAATACAGAAGTATACCCGATCTGACTGGAGATATAGGAAACTAATTCTGATAGAGTCTCATAACTTTTTATATCAACTACTAAATCTTTACTTAAGTCAGTTGAGGCCGTCCCCGATAGAGTAACTTTTAATACATCTCCGTCAAAAGTTAAAGTTGCATTAGTTGCGTTTCCAGTGTATTGAATTCTAAGGTCGTTTGCCTCTAGGGTTTGAGACGTTAAAATGTTTTCGTTGTCGGCTACTTGTAGTATGGTTCCGTTATTTGAGACCCTAAACCGTAACTGATTACCTTTTGGTCCTGGTATTATTGCTTTTACAGTATTTGTAATTCCTAATGTAGTTGTTGGAACTACAGCACTTGCGGACTGATTTGGTGATACGTTTAGTGCTTTGATCGTTTGTGGACCGTTTGCAAACCTGGAATCTTTAGAAGGTGAAAACGCACAAACCACAGCATCGGCTAAGTCCCCCGATCCTAGAATTTGTCTTGCTTCGTCTGGTCCTCCAAACTCTAAGACTCTTCTATTGAGTGGTAGTGATTGATTGTTTGTATAGGGTCCGTTGTCGCTAGGTCCTATGAGTATTAGAGTATTAAAATCAGGTGATATTCCCGCACTTTGAGGTTTTGTTCTAAATGCACCTCTTGAACCGGGTTGGATGTATCCGCGTCCTAAAAATTCTACTTCACGAGTTCCCACTTACGCTCTCCCAAACCGCTTCTAAAGAAGGGTTTGAAATTGCTTTTAGTTCTCTTTTAAAGTAATCTCTAAAACGTGGAGAGATGATTTTACCTAATTCTTTTTCTTTTCTGGATAGAAAATCATCGGGTGTTTCTTTTTTATTTGAGTTGTTTTTTGATTCCTTACCTTTACTTTGTTCTGGCTCCATGTATTATATAACCTTTATCAAGTATTCATGTTTTTAAACTGACTTCTACTTTTTGATAAATATAGATCGAACTCCTTAGTATCGGGAAAAAGGAATTTTGGTTTTGACCTAAATATTGATTTTGTTTGTACGATTTTAACTTTGATTTCAAATCCCCAAAAAGGTTCTGCAAAATCGTTTGTAGTTAAGTTTGGTTCTGTGTCTTCGGGTAAAAATACGGTTACACCCGGATACAAAACTGGTAAGTCGTTTGTCATGAGTAGTGTTAAGGCTAACGAAGAGTCATAAACAAACTTATTTGAATTTCTTCCGCTTGCACCGGAAGAAAATCCGGTGATGATTACATCCGATTCACAGTTAAACTGAAATTGCTGAAAGTATTGGTTACGTGAGAATTCATCTAAAAAAGATTTTGTCGGGAGTCTTCTTGATTCAGGAGATTGGGAAATCTCAGTAAGATAGTTTAAAAACTGTACTGAGTTCTTGAAGTGGTGTTCGTTTAATCCCAAAACTTGAGTGTGTCTTTCGGTTGCACATTCAATTCCGATCTTAGGAAATTTAGTGTTTGGTCCTTTACTTGAAATACCTTCCTGGAATAATGGGTGGCCGTGAATTATTGGTATGTTTAGATTTCTTTCTTCTAATCCTGTTAAGGTGATATTATTCCTAAAATAGTCTACGACAACATCTTCCGGGGGTGCGGGATATGTTATGAATACGGCTCCTCTATCCTGACCGTCTTGTCTTCTTACTTCTTCTTCCTTTAAACTTATATCCATTTAAAGGAAATTTATTTTATTTTTAATTTATCGGTTTAATAATTTGGAATAGAGTAAATCTATATTTTGATTCTTAGAAAGAGAAAAGTTANATCACTCCATAGTCTTTCAATTCTTGTTCTGTAAGTTTAGTGACATTTAATACAAATTCTAAACTATTCCCTTCAATAGCATATTTCTGGCAATTTTGATTTTAGATTTGAAATAACCTTTATAAAAACCTTTAATGTAATCTTCGATATATATGAAACGATAGCCTTTTTTTTCTAGTTCTCGAACAATCTTTTCCAATTCTTTGGACACAATCATAAAAGACCGTGGTCTTTTAACTCTTGCTCGGTAAGTCCGGTAATCCGAAGAATTATATCTAATTTGAATCCTTCTTTGAACATATTTCTGGCAGTTTTGATTAATCCTTTAATTTCTCCTTTCATTTCACCTTTAATTTCACCTTTAATTTCACCTTCTTTTCTTAATTTTTCGGCTGTTGTCATGGCTAAATCCTCGTAATCTCTACTAATCTTAGAATGACTGAGTAAACTTGTAATTTCAGTCGACTCAAGCTCTCTTACATTAAATATATACAAAAACAGTTTTTGGAAAATTTCAACCCTTTTCGATTCGTTTTTTAGACCTGTTAAAAGTTCAAATACTTCTCCTAAATGATTTAAAAATGAGGTATCCCCTTCCCATATTTTTTGNACCACTCCTAAAATGACTCTTAGGGAAATACTTTCTAATCTACTTAGATCCACTTTCGACAAATCAAATAATTCTAATTCAAAATCTGGAATGTATTTCTTAAATACTTCCTCTTCATTTTTAGAGAGTATAAACCTGTTTTGAAAACTATTTCCTAAAGTCCAAGTCCTTTCACCGTGATAGAATACAAANGGAATCACGACTGAGTATTTTTTATCCACCCTATACTGAGATTTGTAGATTGCGGATATATATCCTAATAGTTGGCTAAAGATGGAATCGTCTAAATAACTTTTGTGTTCNAATAATAGATAGACGTTTGCTTTTTTCCCAGATTTCAGTGGGATNTGAAAGAGTAGATCGGTCTGTTCTTCTTTTAAGTTTTCAGAGATGAAACTAGATTGTGTTAGTTCTAAACGGTTTAAGTCTAATAGTTCGATTACATTTTCGGGTAAACTATTTTTAAAAAAGGAAATCGCATCCTCTTTGTTNTGTAAAGTTTCCCGGATTAAACGGTCATGAGGGTTTGTCATATCAGACATGGTATTTTAAAAATTGAATATTACTTCTATTTGTAAAGATTCATTTTCTTTTTTTACTGAGTAGTTCTTTGATTAAATCCTTCGTATCCAAGGTGACCGCTTTTTTTAACTGTTTAGATTTAAGTGCCTTTTTAACGTCTTCTTTAACTCCACTAAAAACTTTTTGCGCTGGGATTGCATCTTGAAAAAAATCTCTACTTCTTTCGTTGACTACTACAAACTTTACAAGTGACCTTTGTACAGTTCCGTTTTTGTAGGTTTGTTCTCGTAGAAATACATTCCCTTGTCTTGTCATACCCGGGTCTTGTCTATATTTGTATTTGTTTCTTGTGACTAGTTGACCGTGCGCGTTCTCTTCTTTAAAACTTCCCTTTTTAATAATTACGGAGTTGATCGAATTTTTTTTAAAAGATAAAGGAGTACCGTCCTCGTTTTTTGTTATGGGAACGATAACATAAGGTCCATTTTTTCCCATACGTGCCCGACTCCCTCCCAGTAAAGCCGGTCTCATATCATACCTAGGTCTTCCTTTCTCAATCACCGCCATATAGTTATACTTTCCTTTGTTAGGATGAAAGACCCTGTATCCTCCCGGAATTTCTTTGATTAAAATCCCTCCTCCACCTCCCGATTTATTGGACATTGCCATTTTACCCCACCAAGAAGGTTTTGCGGATAATACGTTATGTGACCATGAGTCTTTTGCAGCTAATGCAATTTTCTCTAATATCGTTTTCGTTCTTGGAAATTTTCCTTGTTTGTAAAGAGATTCGTAATTCATACCCGTTTAAAAAAATAAAATATTATAATCGTTCTATATATTCTAAAGTCTTACAGGCACGTTTGTAAAAACATGAAACTTTTCAGGAGCTAACTCTTGTAATACGCTATATCCTTCCACGATTCCAAGTCTTGTTCTTAAAGCCCCACCCGCTCCATACGGAAAAATTGTTTTTGTATAGGGTAGTAGTTCGGACAAAATTAAAGTTCTTGTTTCGTCACTGGAAGATTTTGCGTTAAAATCCCCCAAAACCATAATCGTTGTGCCTGGTAAATCTTCGTTTAGGTCTTGAACAATTGTTGTAGACCCTACTAAATTTTTCTCAACGGTTTTCATATAGAGAATCAAATTCGAATTAGGTGTAGTCTCTCTAAAAATAACATAACGCGTTTCTCTGATTCCACCAACTCCCGGGGTTATACTTAATTCAGCAGCTCCACCGTTAGGAATCGATACGTTTTCAATATTTGAAGGACCTGAAAAATGTCTTAAATTTCCGGCACAAACCCGATAACCGTATTCCCCTACATAAGAACCGGTGAATAAAGAATTTGGAACAGAAGGAATTACAGAAATTGTAAAACTAGGTGTGGGAGGAGCTTCTGTATCACTCGTCGGTCCTTCTACTCTGTTACCGTTTTGGTCGTAACGCATAGGGACACCCCACTCGTGACTATCCATCCATATATCATCGTCAAATTGTATAAAATTATTTTTGGAATTGGAATCGATCACACCATATACGTTATTCGATAATGATACATTTCCAGGAGAATAACTGTTATTTTGAATCACCATTCCAGAACCGTTACGGTCAAATGTTTGATCGTATAAGGCTTTTGTAGAGGGGTGCATTTTTGCGAAATTTGTAAGTCCAAAATATCTAGTGCGAATCCTAGACGTAATGTATTTCATTTGATCGATTGAAGGTAATGAACCCCTACAATCCGTAAAAAATTCGTTTCCTAAATTCTGTGCTGTGGTCTTAAAACCGTCTTGTTCGTTTTTATTGTGTTTTTTATTTCCAAACCAGATACGCCTCATCTGGTTTTCCATTCCACGTCTTAATGCTGCGTTTGACTGAATCAGTTCTGGGTCGTTTATATTTTGTACCGTATCTACAACTTTGTTAAACGAAAATCCTTCCGCACTGTAGTTAACTTCGTTGTACATCCTTTCCATTTGTGCGTCTCTGAATGTAGGCTCGTCGGATTGTCCGATATTTGATGTATGATACCACCCACCTCCATGTGACCTATACCGGTTATATTCCGCTAAAGTTTGTGTTATTTTTCTTTTTGGAACTTCGTTAAAAAATTTAAAATCCTTGTCCGTTGACGCAAGAGCCACAAAAACCTTATCCAAAGATTGCATGGAAAGTGTGGCACCAGATGAATTAAAATCTACAAATGGTGAAGCTCCGTTTTGTGCTGTGTTTGCCTCAAAACCCTTTTGAATCTCAATCAATTGGTCTAAAGAATAGGGTCCAGTCATATTATATTTTCCTTATTTTCGTTCAAAAACTTTTCCGCTCTATCGGATAGTTTGTATGTAGCTTCAAAAAATGAAATATCCTCAATTTGACATCTACCCTGTTCGATTCCTTTTATGATTGCGTTTGATATTTTTTCCTTATCATTTTTGCCAAACTGTAGATTTGATTTTTGGTAATTTGTTAAAACTAAATTTTTATTTTCTTCTTTTTCTTTAGTAAAATTACCTACTTGCGACTTTAAGGCTAAAAACTCCGTTTTAAGTTTAGAATTCTCTTCCGATTTTTCCAAAAGATATTCAATAGCTTCTGCAAGCGTTTCTTGACCTGCTTTTAAAATTTCAAATGTGTCTTTAATTTCTTTGGATAATAGTTCAGATTTTTGAACATTTTCTTTTTCTTGATCATTTGATTTTTTGGTTTCTTCTTCTGAATTTTTAAAATAAGAATCCACCGTATCTTGTGCAAAAACGTTTGCTTGCGCCTCTTCTAATCCTTGAGACCTTGCCCATTCTGCTATTTTTTCTGTTTCGGGAAGAAGACTCCCCGCTTCTAAAAGTTTAGTTACGTCACCGTTTAATTTTTCCAGATTCGGATTTTGTTCCGCTATATCCGATTTTGATATTTTATTACTTTCTGTTACTTTTTCTTTGAGTCGTAAAATTGCGCTTTTAAGCATATTTTTCCCCGTTCAGTTTTAAAAACAATAGATCTGATAACGTCTCTAACTCTTCACCTTCTAGGAGATATTCCTTTGATAGAATGGATTTAAGAACAATAGATCCAAAATTCTTTTCTTTATTTTTAAACCGACTTGAAATATCGGAGAATATGGTTTTTAAAAATCTTTCTTGAATATTCGGGTCTAGTTCTATGATTTTGGTAAAAAACTGTAGTTTTCTTTCCATTTTTAGGATTCTTTCTTCAATTTCTTCATTAGGCTTTTGTAATTGGTTTTCTAACTCTTCGATTTTGGGACTGGTTTCTTTCTCTAGATCCTTTAAAAAAACGGCTCCTTTTAATAGTTGTACGGACGTATTTGGGTTATACACCTCTTGTAAAGGTGCAATCGCACATTTTTTCAATTTGATTTTACGGATTTTATTTCCTTGTTTGTCGATAGGTCTTGCGTATCCGGATACGGAAGCACCCCACCCATGAAAACCCGCCTGGAGTCCCTTTCTAATTTCTTCTACAAAAGTATTTTCTGGAAATAGGTTTCCTAAAATATAGAGTCCTTCGTCTTTAATTTGTAAATATGTAGGAAAATCGTCTTTGTATCCGATTTGTTCGGCTCCTCCAATGATTGCTATAACTTTAGATTTTTGTAATTCTACTAATCTAGACGCGATCATTTGGTTTTGAGATTTAAGTAGAGAAATTTCTTTATCAATTATATCTGTTAAATGGTTATAATCAAAATAACCCTCGTTTAAAAATTCCTTACGCATCAAGGGATCTTGGTATGCGGACTTGAGGATAATTTCGCCTTGTTTGTCTTCTTCTTCGGTGGATGCTTTGACTAAAATTTTAATCGCGCCGCTTCTTTCTTCCGGGTTTGCTTTTAGTATTTGAAAAGGATGTAAAAAGACTGTCTCCATAAAGAAGACATTAAACGGTTTAGGAACGTATCGGAAAAAAAAGACTATAATTTATTTATATTCACCCAGTAAAAAACGAATTAGTATCTTAAAGTAACTACACTGATAAATAATTAAAAAATAACCGGATGGATGGATTTTTAAACTCTTTATGATTCTTGCAATAAAACCCATTAAAAACCAGTTTCCAGAAATATAATAACCTCTAACTGGTAAACCCATGTAGAACAAGTTATATATGACCCCTTCTTCTATTTTTAATTCTTGGTTCATAATATATTTTAAGACGTTTGAACTTTTTATTTTTTTCAAAGTTTTGTTTCAATTATGAAACATATTCCCTTTTTATAGAAGAATTTTTAAAACTTAAGATTTCGTTTTCTATTTGAAAATGTGACTAACTTTAAAAAAATTGTAATTTCCATCTAACTCTACTTATTAGTAGAGTTTTCTAACAACTTAAACTGTGGTTTTTGGACTATTATAGTCTGAAAACCTTTTTTTTAGATTTAAGAAGAAGTAATCAAATACACTTTCAATTTACCCTTTGTAGTTCCTTTTGGATTCCAGTAGACTTTTGCTTGTGTAGTAGAATTAACAAGGTCATAACATTCAACTAGATACATTCCCTCTATCGACAAATCTAAATATATAGAATCCATCCAAATTTCGGGGGATATAGTATTTCCAATCGTTAGAATGGGTTGGTCGTTAAATGCAATTTCTAAATTTACGACTATTTTGTTTACGATTGTATTTTGTTGTAAAATTTCGCCTAGGTTATACGTTCCTAGAGGACTTGAGAAATCCAATTCTACTTGTGAGAGTTTTAAATTTTTGATCTTATTTTCAGAAGGAATTTCATCGTATGAAAATGGACCTAAAAAAGCAGGCATACTAAAAATATAATTGAATTTGAATGTATCGGATATTTTGTTTTTTACTTTTTAACTTCGGATTTAAAATCTAGATTCGGTCCCCATTTAAAAGAAATCGTTGTATTAGCCCGTGCTTGACCCGGATTAAAATCATCCACTACGTCCGTTATATATCCAAATTTAGAAATTTCTTCTAAATTGAATGGATATTTTTTTAGAGGATCAAAACCGATCTGAAATGGCATTCCAGGTCTTATTGGAATAAACGGAATTTCAAAACTACCGTTTGTTATTTTTAATTCCTCTAAATCACAAAAAATAGAAAATAATAAATCCCGAATACTAGAAAGTTCTGATTTGTAATTTTCTTTACTCGATTGTCTTAGATTCTCTTCTCTAAAAATAAGTCCCGGTATTTTAACGTGTAATAGTTTTGGTCCGAAAATGGACCTGATTCTATCCTCATATTTTGGTTCTGATAGTACAGTTCCAAATGCTTGAAACGTGTTTTGGATTACATGTACCCCAGATACCACATTTTCTTCAATTTCTTCTGTTCTATAGTTTTTTATATCCTCTAAATCGAAACTATATACAGCATCAAGTCCTAAACTTTCAAGATCCCTGTATTTACCATCCGTTCCAAACATATAAAAAGGAGTAGGACGAAAGATCACTTTTGATTCCATTCTTCCTACGTCATACGTTTGTAAGTTGTTGGATGCTATTTCACCGAATTTTATACCCTGTCCGAATACTCCCTCTATATCAAAACTTTCTAATGGATCTACAAATAGTTCGTAAAGTGGCTCACAGAGATAGGACCTAAGTATCTCCCAAAAATTTACATACTGTCCGATTGTAAAACTGGACAGTACTTGGGACTCGTAAACGAACTGTTCTGTGTATGCTCGTTGTGGAAGTAGGATAGATAGTAAAGCGTTTGGATCTTCGTTGACTGTTGTCGGTTTTAAAATGTTATGATCACAATACCTAGATACGTTTAAAAGATTACAAAAAAATTCATCCCAAAAGTTTTTGATTAAATCACTAAGTTGTCCTTGTAAAAATACTTTTGCGGCACTTGTAATCACTCCTGTATATGATTCTTGTGTTCTATTTCCCGGCCTCCCCTCTACTCTTTGGTAGTCTATAAAAAAGTCTGTGTCTATTAGAATCGATTCTAAACTAGTGATTTGAACAGATACAAATGACTTACCTTCAGGAGACAATTCTTTTGATACTGTTTTAATTTTTCCTGAGTTTAATTTTTTAAATCCGTTTGTTTCTTTTTTACTGTTTGAATTATCATAGTAGAGTAAAACAATACTTCTTACCCGAAAGACTTCCTTAAAACTTTTAGTTTCAAACGTTTTGATCTGGGAAAGTGGAAGTGCTTCATCCTCTCCTACTTGTACGATATAGTTATCTTGCAACGGAATAGAAAGTGTGATTCCACCTCTTCCGGGACTTAAAGACCTCTGTGACCTTATATGAGTTACATATTCCACCGGAAAAAAAAGATTCTCAGAAGAACCTGGAAGTCTGATTTCAATAGAAAACCGTCTAGGTGGAATAGAAATATCCGTTCTTTTGGATATAGAAAATTTCTCCATAAAAGAAACATAATTTAGTTATGCTATATCGGTGGAGAAGTTTTGGAAGGTGGTAATGGACCTGGGTTATATCCATGGCCGTGCTGATTAAATGATTTTTTATTTGAGATTATATCTTTTTCAGACTCTATTGTTCCGTTTGAGGAAATATTTCCTTCCACTTCTAAATTCCCTGTGATTTTAGTATTTGCGGTTATTTCTAAATCGTTTAGATTGATTTTTGCTTTAGAATTAGAAAAATCAATTTCTAAGATAATCGTTTGTTCTGAATTATATACCTCTATCTTATTTGTAGTTTGTCTTGTTAAATAACCGGATTCGTGAAAGTCGATTATATCTTTTTCGGGATTTAGAAAAGGATACTTTCTTACAAATTCTAAAATATTTCCAAAATCGGAATCTTTTGTCGGAAACGGAAATACTTTTGTAACTACTGGACTTCTAAACGATCCTCCTATGAACTCAACTAAAACGAGTTGATTTTTTTTGATTCCAAATGCTCTTCCGTGTGCTTTTCCATCCGGATATATAAAAGGACCTAGAGTTCTTACCTTTAAAAAAATCTCTCCAAAAGAAGTCATTACGTTCACCCGAAAACGAGGTAGTATTTCAGTTACGGTTGCAAACACACAAGGTGTAATCCTTGAATCTTTTGAATGTGGTTTTTCTTCGAATTCAAACGTGTCGTTTGTAAAGTTTCCCCTCATAAAAATAGTATATAACTCGTTCCGGTTATCGATACCAGTTTTATATTAAAATAATACGTATCCTTTTCTTGTGTGGTATTTAAGAGTGTGGCGTTTTTTATTCTAGGATCTGATCTAAATTGACTTAATAGATTTTGAATGTGTTTCTTTTTTAAAGTTTCGTCTAAAATTTCACCGGGTATAATCGGATTACCAAGGGTTTTGTCTGAAACATAAGATCCTTCTACTATGTCGATTATATCTAACTTTTCATTGATTAAAGCCTCGTCTCCCTCGATCAAGGCAAGGTCTCCCGTTGGTGAAATTTCAATTCCTCTATTTTCGTTTAGTTTTAGGTCACATCCTATCAGTGTTACTTCTAATTCTTTTGGGGTTGGGTTATCCGGTAAGGTTGTAAATATATTCGTATTTTTTCCAAATGGGATTTTAATCGCTTTTTTTTCCAAATTTAAAGTGTCTTTACTCGTATTAAATCTAGCTAATGCTTGACTTAAACTTTTATCACCTAAAGTTTTTTCTGCTACGTTTTCCCAATTATCTCCAGGATTTACTTGATAGATTTTATATTCGTTATCAATTCCAGCGGTGTTTAAAGATGCTTTTATCTCTATTAATATCTCTTTTATCGTATTCGTATATCTATACACGTCGTTATCAATCCAATCACTTAGATCCGCGTTGGGTTGTAAGGACATTGCTTCGATTGATCCAGAAGAATCCACAGGAATTAAAACTTGTGCAATCGCACTTACTAAGGAATTGGAGTCATTGATTGCAGTATCTAGGTTTTGTCTAAATTCAGCTTCATGACTTGTAGATTTTTTAGACTTAATCTCTATTTTTTCTAATATTTCATCTTCGTTTAGTCCCCTTTTTTTGGTTTTGATTCCTAATTCGTTTTTAGAGTTTTCGAATGTTTTTCTTGCTAGTTTACCTTGGTAGTTAAATTGATCCTTCATCCTAGGCCAAGAAGTAAGGACCCTTTTAGTAGAACTTGCAAAAACTTGTATTCCATTAGAAACTCCAAGCAGTGCGCCTGATAGTTTTAGTGGTAGGTTGACTATATTTTCGAGTTCGTTCATAAGTCCGGATATGGTTCGAAACGCGTTAAAGTTAGATCTTACCGATTTACTTGTAATTTGAGATTCTAATTCTTTTACGACTATAAGAGTTAAAGAATATTTGTATGTATTTGTATCCGATACGGACCTTGAAATTGTAAATCCGTTGTTCGGTATGACCACCTCTACGATTCTATTTCTGTCATAGTCTCGAAAGACAAAAGCGTGCGTTCTAAAACAAAACCTTCTTTCATAAAATAAGGAAATGATTTTAGAGGCTTGGGAATCGTTTGAGGTATAGTCTATCCTTTCTAAACTTTTGTTATAATGGAGTAAAAACATAAAGTCTTGGAATTCTTGTAGACCGGATCTAAAGTCTCCTCCTCCAAAACTTAAATAACTACTTCTTAATTTGTTATAATAGCTTGTAAGTTGATTCTTAACGATACTTTTAGCGGCTGTAAATGCGGACTGTACAAAGCCAGATCCTCCTGTCACAGAACTACTCGGTTTTGATGGTAAACCTAAATGGTAGATATGAAATTCACCTTCTAATTTTATTTCATGGTTATCGGGTCCATAGTCTATGACTACAGTTGACCCGAACGTTTTTTCAATTCCGGTTCTGTATCTAAAATTTTCTGTATAACTTAAAGGTCCGTTTACAAAAAAGTATTCGTTACTTGTCGAATTTAGGTTATAGTTTCCGTTTTTTTCTTTTTCATAGAATGAAAATGAAAATACGTTCTGAGGTTCATACGAATTGAGTCCGAGTAGTGTATTTACTCCTGACTGTGCTAGATCTGTAATTCCCACTTTTTTTATTTTATATGTAAAACGCCTTTATCGGGAATTTCCCGATATTGGTTTTTTTAATATACATTCAAAAGTTAGTGGCCCTACCTTTTGTTCCCAAAACGGAAATAGAATATAGACTAGCGATTCAAAATTATCTAATCGCATCCGGATCAAAACTTTCTAATTTTAATCCGGGTTCTCGTATCTATACCTGGATCTGTGCGATTGCAAGCGTATTAGCCGAAAGCGATCTTAGAACCTTAAACGGATTTGATTATTCGATTAGAGAAGGAATTTACAACGCTTTAGGTTTTAATAGACTTCCCGGTCTTAAATCAGTCGGTATCGTTCGAATCGAACACAAAGACCACTTAGTAAATATTGAAATTCCTATTTTTACTTTAGACCTATTCGGTCTTTTATTTGAATCCATCTCTCCTGTTACACTATTAGTCGGTCAAGAATACACAGAAATAGAGATCAGGGCAAAAGAACCAGGTACCGACTACAATATACGTAGACTTTCGATCAATACGGAAGAAGGATTAGGTTCTTTAAATATTCAACTTCCTGCAAATACTAGGGTTTGGAATCCTAGTGATTTTATAGGAGGAAGTAACAAAGAAACCGAAGAAAACAGACTAAAAAGGTTTAGAGACTTTATCGTTTCTTTAGGTAGATCTACTCTACTCGGTATCTATACCGCTGTAATTTCGATTCCAGGGGTTGCAGGTGCTCAAATCACAACGAATAAAAATCCGGTTTCCGGTTCTGTTGAATTTGGTTGGATCAATATTTATGTTTCTGATGGTACGTCAAACCCTCCTCAAAGCCTTTTGGATTTGGTTTTAAAAACGATCGAAGGAGACTTAAACGACCCTGAACACTTTCCGGGTTATTCAGCCGCCGGTACTTGGGTAAACGTTTTTAAAATACCCGTACTCGGTATCAGTGTTCGTTTTCGTCTTGAGGTTTTAAATAACTCTCAAATTTCTTTAGAAGAAGCTTCTACAATTGCAACTAACGCAATTACCTACTATTTAAACACTCTACCGATCGGTTTTGACGTTTTACTCAACCAAGTAGGTGCGACAATTCTTAAAAGCCATCCCGATTTTTACAGGGTAGAAATCTTAGAATTCTACGGTAAACTTGCAAATGATCCGGTTCCAAACCCGATTCCGATTCCAATCGACATTTCTGTTCCTCCTACCTTTCTTCCCCGTACTGGCGGTTCTTCTTTAGGCGTAATTACATGCGAAGTTTCTAAAGTATCTCCTTTATGAACAATCTACTTGATAAACTACCTCAGTTTAACTCAACAGACCCGACATTCCAATGTCTTTGGGGGGATTTGGATAGACCTTTAATTTCTCCGGTTACAAACATCAACGACATAAACAAAGGTGCGATGTATAACAGTGTGGAATGGCATTTGTTATTTCAAAACCTTGCATCAGAATGTTCCACTCTCACACAATCAGAAGGTCGTTTTCTTACTAAATGGGCTATCCTTTTAGGAATCGAAAGACCTACGGGCATGAACGATCCCGAATTTGTGGGATATATACTTGGTTATGTATTATCAAATGAACCTACTCTTACAAAAATCTCTCAAATTTTTCAAAGACCAGATTATGCGGTTTTAAGGTGTAACGAGTTAGGTTTTACAAGCGAGGTTTCCGCAACCGATACAGGTCTTTTTCTTCCGGGACCTAATACTAAGGCTGTCTCAAGTATCGTTACACCTCTATTAGGAGTTAGTTATATACTAGTAGAGGATTTCTCTTTAATTTCTAACGTTCAAATCACAGAACTCAATCGTATCTTAGCGGCGGGTACAGCCGTTTATATAGGGGCTAAAAATGCAGACTGAAATCTCTCTTACAAATAACGAATTTAAAACATACTATCAAAACGTATTCCAAAAGATAAGTGCCGATGATATTAATAGACTTTCGGGTGCTGTTAGTGAAGACTCATACGTTTCTATACTCTTAACTTCGATTCTTTTCACTATTGGTAGAAATACAGATACAGCGATCGGTTTTAATGTCAGTTTACAAAATCAAAATACGATTTTAGTCGGGAACGGAACTATTATAAAATCGGATTGTGTTTATATTTTTGGGGAAACTTCTCTTACTCCAAATCCGAATTCGGTTGTAGGGATTTATGAATTGGAATTTGAATCCGTTTTAACGGATGAAAAATCAGTAGCCGTTTTTAATTCTCAAACCGAAAGATTTCAGCCTCAACCTAGACCCACTCGTAAAACGTATCGAACCCGTCTATATGAACAGTGGTTAAATTCAAACGGAAATCCTTTAGTCACTCAAAATAGATTCGGTCTTTTAAGATACAATCAAAGCGGCGGGAATATTACAAATCTTGAAAGAACTCTTTCAGTCTATAACCCAAAACTAGTCGGTGTAGACGTTGAACTTGATCCTGGTATTTTAGAGAATGATTCTCTTGCCAGTGCCATAAACTGGCTTTTTAATTATATACAATCTAAAAGTTATATCAAAACAACTCCTTCTTTGGGTTTTGATAATGCAAATTTTAGTGTAAGGACTCAAGGAAATTATGCGTATTGGAGTAAAAACGAAGGATCAAACTGGCTCCCTTTCGCATAACCCCACCTTTTGGACCTTCCTCATCGGTAAGCGGTGCGGGAGGCCACTGGGTGGGGAATATTGGTTCAAATCGTTATGACGTATATCCAAAAGGTTTCTATTCTGTGGGTGATACATGGCACGTCGTGGATGCACATCTAGATTATGGAACTACAGTTAACGACTGTAATCTGTGCGGCGGTTATGATTCCTGTTATAATCTTGGGCCCTGGTTTACCTGTCCTGATTGTCCTGGCGGTTACTCTCAATCTACAAGTATCGGTCTTTGTTGGACGGGTGGAGGATTTGTAGTTTGTTGCACATCAACTTGCTGTAGACATCTATGCAATTCTTGTTATATTCCAAATTGGTATACTCGTTACAGGGTTTTGAAATATGAATTTTTTAATTGGAAACTTCTTTCCACATACACAATCCAAGGTCGGTACTGGAGTTAAATAAAATGGATGAAAAAAAAGATTTAGAAAAACGTTTAGAGATTTGCCTTTCTTGTTCTTTAGTTTTGAAAGGTTTTCTTTCGGAGCGTTGTAGCGTATGCGGTTGTTTTGTTAGATTAAAAACAAAATTAAAATCAGAGTCTTGCCCGATTAAAAAATGGATGTGAAACTATGAGTTGTTGCGGAGGTAAAACGCATTCTATGAATCAAGATTTAATTTTACAACAAATCGGTGGTATTTCTCAAATCGCTAAAAACAAGGGATTATCAGAAGAAGAGGCTTCTAACGAAGCGTATACCCTAGTAAAAGGTCTACTTTCTAAAACAAATGAGATCATTTTAAAAAACCCTAGTTTAAATAAGGAACTCATTTTTCATCAAATGTCTACTCAAGCTTTTGGGATTTATCATTCTAAAGACGATATAGACGAGGTTTTAGATTCTGTTTTTAAATCCATTTCGGAAAAGATAATCTTATCCAAAAAACTTTCCGATGAGTTCTCAAACCTCAAATGATCATATTCAAGTTTTTTAATTTTATATTTTCAGCAAGAGTTACATCTATTNTTTTATTTAAAAAAAAGAAATTCAGTTTAATTTTTAGAAACTATTTTTCATTAGGTTTAATCGGTTTTCCGATTTTTTCTTTTAAAGTCGAAAAACAATTTCAGTCTCGTTTTAAAAGTTGTTCTTTTGCTTTGTTCGGTTTAGAAGTAGTAATTTATATTTTTTAAAATACTTTCTAACCCTATTATTTTGTTTTCTTTTAGAATTACAAACACAAAGAAATCGGATAGTTGAAAAATTTTTAAATTAATGTATAAGAATTCTTTAATAACCCCCCGAGAAATATATCTGGGGGATATTTTGCAATCAAGTTAAATCCTACTTAACCCAATCGATTAATTAGTTATCCAACAATTGATAAAAAAATAAATCAGCAGAAGTTTTAATCATTTCTTCCCAACTATTAAATTTCGTATTTTGACTTACAAAATCGTTCCATTGAGGACTTTTTTCTAATTCTATAAAATCTTTTTCAGATTCAATAATAGAACCTGAACTTTTTAACATTTCTTCAAAGTTGGAAAAGTTCGTATATCTCTTTATGAAATTAGGTGATAAGACCTCTAAAAATCCTACTTCCGTTGTTTCCGATAATTTTTTAAGTCCTTTTATAAGATTTTTCAATTCACTTTGAATTTCGTCGAATTCTACTATTTTTATCATATATGGTTACTCACTTCTCTATTTTTATGTCCGTATACGAACAGTTACTTAAATTTTGTCAATTAGAGAAATTAAATATTTTAATATATAATAATAATTTATTATATATTTCTAAAAATAACCATAATGTTTATTAATAAATCGAGATTCTATTCTTCGAGTTCTTTTAACTGTAGAAACCTTTCGTAGTCTCCTAACAGTTGTTCTTTTTTTATAAACTCAATTAGGATGTCTCTGTTTTTATATATTTTGTCTACGTTCATTAGTATATCATCAAATAGGGAATGAGTTAATTTTTGAAAATAGAGGCTTTCTACTAAAATCGCCCTAAGATGTAATACTTCCGGATGGTGAAGAAATTGTTCCTGATTCATATATTATTTAAAATACTAAAATCCGATTGTATCGGTAACTAAAAAAGATAAGAAATATTAGAATCGTCCTCAATTTCTTTTAGTTTTGTCTGTAAGGAATGTTGAATCTGAGTTAGGTCTTGTATGATAATTCCCAGTTTACCCAGTAGTGCCGATGAACCCACTCCTTTGTCAGAAAAAAGAGCAATCGAGGCGGCTAGTTCTTTTGTAGTTTCCGGAGAAAGAGAAGATACATTGTCCCCTAAGATTTTTTGGTAATTTTTAGTTATATTCTCAAGCATCATTTCCAACATTTTTTTATTTGTAGCCGCTTTTTCCCTCGATCCAATTGTTTTTAAAGCTTCCCTTTGAACGTTAGTTGCTACAGAATCAATATCAAAGTTTTCGAATTCTCCGCTTTGTAATTCTTTGATATAACCTTGTAGAACGCTTGCAGCGCGACTTCCGTATTTGGATCTATTTTCTTGGAACCATTTAAACGCCCTAATCTGTATGGTTTGATTTGGTTTGTCATTTGCGTCTTTTGAAAACATCCCGATCGTTTCGGCTACTCCCAAAGGAAGTGACCGATCTTTTTTTTGTAGGAGTGAAAATAACTCGGGTGATAAGTTATTTAAAGCAAGTCTTCTATTTACCTCACCTAGTTTAATTCCTAATTCCTCTGAAATTTGTTTTGCATCCCATCCGTTTTCTATGAGTTTTCCATACGCTTTGGCTTCGTCTGTAGGAAGTACGTTTCTTCTTTGGTTCTCTGAAATTTGAGCAATCAGTCTATCGTTACTAGATGCAAAACTTTTTCCTACTACCGGCACTTCGAAAAAATCAGGTAAATGTCCTTCTTCTATAAGTTCTTTTACCGCTTCGTATCTGTGATGACCTGCAACTACAGTCCACTTTCCATCCTGTAGATCTACTGATAGGGGAAAACTAGGATCATATCCTTTATCCTTAATTTTAACTTTTAAGGATTCGATTTGATTTCTGTCATAATCTTTTTTATCTGTATATTGTTCTATTGTCCTGATATTTCTAAAGGGTAGTTTAGAAGGATGCGAATTTTCTATTTTTGGAGATGCTTCTTTTTTTATTTCCTTTACATTCTCATTTTTATTTTCTTCAGTATGTTTGTTAGATGCTATCCTCCATCCTTTTTCAGTTTTGATTCTGGCTTTGCCATCCCTCCAAACCCTTATATCCCCGAGTTGAGCCGCGGGTCTTCCTAGTTTTGCTTTGATTATATATTCTAAGTTTAAACAAGATTCTAATACTATGGATTTAAGAATTTGATAGATCCCAGATTCTTCCTGATTTTTGTAAGATATTGGATTTTTAAGGTTTTCAAAAAAAGAAAAGTTTTCTCTTTTTTTATTTAATTCCAATCGTAAATCGAATAGTTTTGATTTTAGGATTTCTACTTTTGGGTTTATAAATTCTTTTTGAACATCTTTTTTATTTATAAAAAATTGAAACTCTTCTTCGTTTAATGTAACGATACTTCCAAGTCCGTTCCAATTTTTAGGATAGTGTTTTAGATATGCTTTTTTAGCATTTGTTTCATTACGAAACCCTAACATTAATTTATGTTCGTCAAAGTTTCCTTCTTTGTCTATTTGATTGATTAGATAGTAGTTTTTTAAATTTTTTTCGGGACCTAAAAAAACCCCTATAATCTCGTCTACGTTTGATTTTTGTATATACCCATAGTCAAAAAATAACTTCCCTTTCCAGGATTTTCCGTTTAAATCAAAACCGTTCCGATAACTTCCCTTTTCATTTTCAATTTTTACTACTATCGCATTTTCCTCTAATAAAGAGGATTTTTGTAGAAGAAAGTCATTGGATTCTTGATTTTCTAGGTCTGTGTTTTTAAGTATCTCTACTAAATCCAATGCTCCCAGATTATTAAATTTTTTTAAGAGTGCTTCTTTTGCATCCTGTGAGAGAGATTTGTTTGAACATCGAAATACTTTTTTTAAACTTGATTCCTGTAGAAGATAAAGTTCTTCTCCACCTTCCTTTTCGTTCATGACAGTATCTTGCCAGTATGGATTTTCTTTTGTCATGGCAAGGTGAATCTTATCTAAAATGATTTCAGCTAATTCATCTGTAATTTCTTCTTTTTGTAATTCCTTCAAAACACCTTACTTCAGGTCTAATGGAGTTATAATTTCATTATCCTCATAGATAACTTTTTTAAATTCTCTTTTTTGGTCCCGATCTAGTGAGGTATAAAATCCTTTGATACTTCCTGTTTGTAAGTTAGTTCCATACGGTAAAACCAAAACGATAGGATTTATTTTATGAATTTGTCGAAACGGTTTTACGACTAACCTTTCCAATTTTTCCACAAGTTCCAAGGTATTGATATTTGAAGGGTCATAGTAGAGTAACATCACTTGACCAGGTTTTATGGTTTTAAACATTAATTTTTGATAATACATTTTTGTGGCAAGTTTCAACATCCCTAAAAGATAATACGGAAATACAAATATGAGTCTAAGTTTTTCCTTAATTTGCTTTAGGTTTTTATAGATCTGTTTCATTTTACTTTTTATTCTCTCGTATTTAAATTAGATAGTGGTTTCATCTTAAAAATTTTTGGTTTATCCCTATCTTCACCGCTTCCTGATTCTATAAAGCCTGTGATTCTAAAACTTGGATGATATTCATAAATAATACTATATCCGTTTTTAGGTTTATCGGTGATCCATTTGATTTTGGAGTCTCCAAAAACTTGATAGTCTTTTCCTTGTTCGTGTTCTTTGATAAAGGACTTTTCTTTTGAAATGATTTTTTCCACTTTTCTAATCGGTGAATACGATACTTTGTCATAGCTACCGAATTGATAGGGTATATATTCAGAGTGTGTTAGAGTCGAAACTAGTAAGGTGATTATATCCCCCTGGCTTAAGTTATATCCTACTCCCATAACGGCCATAACCTCGCCGTCGTTAAAAGTGATTTGACTACTCCCAAATATTTTTCTTGCGTCTTGTTCGTTACGCAATGTTTTGTATCCTACCTTGACAGGATATATAAACTTGAGTTTGAGTCTATAAAGTCCGTTGACTCTATTTAAAAACTGAAGACTATTAAAAGTAAAACCAGTAGATTCTACACTACTCGTCTCTCCTAAATCATCCACCTTAAAAACTTCCACAACTCCTACAATTGCACCTAATGGAAGTTTAGGATAGAGTGAATATTCGTTTTCTCCAATTGCTTCCACTATAATTTCTTCAATCATGGAAACTTCGTAGTGAAGTAAAACCGCATTCCAAAATTTTAATGTTTCTTCTACTTCTATATACTCTTCTTGTATCCTCTTGACCGTAAGAGGTTTATGAGTTTCTCTTGAAATTAGATTTATATTTTTTACTTTTTTAATAGGGCAAAACCGAGTGTACACCCGGTTATGTTCCACCTTGTAGGCCATTTCTTCTTTAATTTCTAAGGTCTCTTGAAAATTACGGATGAGTCCGTCATAACAAAACTTACAATCTGGAAGCCTTTCTTCACTCGGACAAGGACAGGGAGTCAGCCTATACCAAAGACACGATTCCCCTCTTCGTTCCAACATTTCTTCGTTGGTAAGAGGAGTTAAAACATTCGGTTTTGTAGTGATATTAAAGGGGGAACTTCCCCCTTTACCTGATTTTCTCAAACTTTTTTTAGTCTTGTGGCCTGTGTTACAAACTCACAATGTTTTTTATCATAACCTTTTCTTAGTTCGAATTCTACTGTAAGACCGATCGTTATGTCTTCGTCTTTAATGGATGAATATTTAGCGTTAAAAAAATATTCTTTCCCTTTTGATTCAATAAATCCATACCCGCCTTTATTGACGTTACGATTCCAAGGGATATAACGGATTACTTTTCCTGTTAAATTGTTTTTAGTTTCCAAGCGATATAATTTGAGAGCCAGGAACTTTCTTGTTCCATAGCGCACGTAGGTTCCTCCCAGGACCCTACTTTGTAAATTACACCGGACTTTGTTATCGGGCCGTATTTTTTTTCTAAACGAATTCTTTCTCTATTTGCTTCTTCGTTTTGTTTCAGTATTTCTTCTGTCCTTAACCTTTCTTTTAAGTCCCTTATCTTTCCTTCTCTAAATATTTCACTGATTTCGTCTTCTTCATCTTCATCATTTTCGTTAAATGTGATAGTTTCGTATTCATGGGAACAGTTTGGGTGTAGTGGACAACAAAACCAATAATCACTAAATTTTAGATTTGCGTTATTTTTTCCGGGCCATACGGCAATATTTGTAATCGGATCACCGCTAATCTTATCCCCTCCTAAATATTTCAGTCCTTGGGTTTGCATATATTGTGAGTCGTTTAGTTGTTCTTCTGATAAAAAAACGCGCGCGACTTGTCCTAAAAATTCAAGGCACTTGTCACAACTTACAGGATGTAATTTAATATTTACCAAATTGTTTAGTAGTTTCCTCCCACAAATTTTACATACGAAGGTGTGTTTTTTTCGTTTATAACATAGAGTAGTTTTCCGTTATTAAAATTTATGGAAAGTTCCGTATATGCAAACCGTGTCATGTCACGATTTAAATGATTTGTTACTAATTCTTCGTATTCTTTTTCCCTTTTACTTCTTTCTTCTTCTGAGATATTTTCTTCGAATAAACCCAACGCTTTTTTAATTTCTGTGTCGTCTGGTGAGAGCATTAAACTTCTCATTTCTTCTTCGGTTGCGTTTCTTGCCAGACATTCAGCGATTTGTTCTCTATACATTTTAGTGATGAGTTCATAAGCCCTACCCTTTCTTTCTTTGTTATGATCATAGATTGCAAGCCACTCTGCACCTTTTGCTTTTCCATAGAGTAGGGCATAGGTTTGTTCGTCTGTTAGGTGGAGTGTTTCTTTAAGTGCGTCTATATCTTCAAGACCTGGTAAGTTGTATTTTTTTGCGGTCTCTGAAAATTCAGGCAATGTCATTTTTTTTAAATCGTCTTCATACTCTCCTTTATCAAGTACCGCTTCTGCTATATATCCAAGAATAGATGATTTATCCCTAAGTTCTAAATAGATTCGATTCCAATCCTGTGCTAAAAAATCAAAAATCTCCTGATCTTTTTTTTCTAGGTCTTCTCTTCTAACTACACCTTGCCCAAATTCTAATTTATCTTTTCTATTTGTATAGGTACTATAATCCGTAAATGGATCTGGATTTATCTCTAGTGTTCTTGGATAAAAGGTAGGTCTTAATAAAAGATCACCAAAAAAACGCTTTCTTAAAATGCCCATTACGTCAGACCAAATGGATTTTTGGACGATCACTTCTAAATTAGGATTACCTAATATAGAGTATTGCAGACCTAAAAAATAATAGAGTAAAGCGTAACTTAATTCCCTAAGTGCCCTATATTCCGAGAGCGGGGATTCTCTTTTCATATTTTAGTAAGAAAGAAGTTGATCCAATTTCCAAAGAAATATATGGAGTATCGTGTCTCTATCAGAAATATTAGATATTGATGATACTAAGGCGTCATAGAGGGTTTGTTTTTGTGTTTCTTTAAGATTTAAAACCAAGTTTGAAATTTGGGATTCTTCTTGTGCGGGACCTAATCCGTTTTTTTCCAAATATTTATATAATTTGATTAAAAAAACATAAAATAAAGTGTCTCTTGGTTCCTTATTTAAGACCCCGGATGTAAGTTGATCGTATAGAATTTGTCTGTCATTTTCCTCTAATTGTATGATCCATTTTGATAGTTCGAATTTATTTTTTGTTTCTTCCATTTGTTTTTTTCCTAAGTTTTATTTACTTAAATTCGAATATACCTCTGTTCCATCTCAATCGGGTTTTAAAAGTATAGGATTATCTTAGAAAATTTTGTCCTACTCCATATCTTTTTAGGGTATCGTTTCTTAAATTTTCGAGCGTTTTAGGTTTTTGTTTTTGTATCTCGTTTAATACGTCCTCTTTTTTTCTCGTTATGATCAAATTTGATTTTCCTACTACTTTGAGTGCAAAATATCTAAGAGCGTCCATTGAGTGATTGTTACTTTTGACCGGAATTTCTTTTGCGTTTTTTCCTTCTTTTGGTTCCTCCCAAGAATATATTGAAAATTCCTCAATAGTATTTACACACGTTTCAAAGATTCTTAATTTGATTCCCTCCTTTGCCTCTAATAGTTTGATTAATGCTTGGATTCCAGTAGATATGTCCTTATCTGCTGCTATCGTTAAATAACCGCATTCAGCCATAGTGGCCCGATCTTCAGAATCATGATCTGCTATGATAAATAGGTTCGGTTTTTTTCTTTTTTTTAAAATCTCACAGTGTGCCCTTACCGTTTTTTGAGTCTGGTAGTGTTCGTCGGTTAGATACCAAGTTTCATTGGATTGATCATAATAAAGCCATAAAAACACAAATGGATTTGTATATCCAAAATCAACAGCACCCGCACAGTCCCAACTGTTTGGAATTTCAAACGGTTTTATGATTGCTTGTTCATAGTTTTTATAGACTAGTCCTTCAACATCTACCCATAACCCTTTATACAACCTATCTCTTTCAATTCCTGTTAGTTCCGATAACAGTTCCTTATATTCCTCGGAAAGATAAGGGTTATCATGTGGAGTCCATGACCTTCGGCTCATTTTTTCCATTCTCTGAACGGGAAGTGCCTCTCCTATTTCCGGGTCTTGTTTTTGTATGAAGTATTTGTAAATCCAGTGGTAACGACTTCTTGGATTACAATCGATTATGATTTTATTATATAATTCTGGCCTTACGAGAGAGAGTCTTGTTTTTAGTTTTTGATACGTGGAATAGGAAATTTGTGTGGCTTCGTTTATAAAGATCGTATTAAATTCGGTCCCCATGATCTTTTCAACCCTTACAGAGTCGTCAAGTCCAGCCGCGTAAATTTCGGAACCGTTTTGTAACGTGATGATTAGTTCGGATTCATTGAGTTCAAAGTTTTTTCCCCTCCTAAATCCCATCTCTTTGAGACAAGGTAGGATCGTTTGTCTCCATACGGACATTTTTAGGTGATTGAGTCTAAATCTTGCGATTAAATGGCGAGATTCTTTTGACAAAAAAGCACGAGATAGGATCGATTTTATTACAAGATAGGTTTTTCCGCTTCTTGCTCCTCCATCATAACAGATTTCTTGAATATTCTGTTTTGCCCAGTCCTCTTCTAAGGCTAGACACTGTTTTTCAGAAAAGATTGATTCTTTTGATATTACATTTTTATGAATCTTCTTGTATTTGATTTCTTGTAGTTGTTTTTTTGACACCTACTTGTTCATTTTTAAGTAACTTTTCTAAAGTCCCCGGCCTTTCCCCTACTCCAGTTACGATTTGGATGTTTACTTGTGTTTTTTCTTCCGAGTTATTTTGTTCCGTTCTTATTGTATCCGGTACAGATAAAGATCGGAGTAATTCTTTTATATGTGTGAATCTTGATTTACTCAATAGGGATAATTCAATATTTTTAATTTTAGGATTTGTCATTCTCTTATTATATATTTCTAAATATTGAGTTGCTTCTATGTTGATCTTTGCGATTGCATCTGCTAAATTCGTCAAAATTTGTAGGTCTGAGTTTTCCCTTAAATTTTCAGTAATTTCTTTTCGTTCTAAGTTCCACCTATTATATTCTATTATATTATCTAACTGNTTGTAAGTAAGTCCGTAATACTTACAAATCTCTTCCCTTTTGGTCCCCTGTAGGTATGATTTACGCAAACATTCCAATTCTATTTCTGATAAAATTTCGTTTTTTTTAACTCCATATTTCCTTTTACTTTTGATCTTTACATTTTTAGTTGAGACTTTTTTGGTTTTTTTCCTAATTTTAGGCATATTTTTAAGACACTAATATCAGTTTCATTTCTTCTAAATTATTTTTTGCTTCTTTACAGGATCTTTCATCCAAATCGATTCCTAAAAAATTTCTTCCTAATTTTAGAGAAGCTTTTCCAACAGTTCCTTCCCCAGAAAATGGATCTAGGACGGTTCCATTTTTTTTGGTTCCTGATAATATACAAATTTCAAACAACTCAATGGGACCTACCGCGGTATGTCTATTTTTAGAATTTGTCGTCGGTATTTGCCAGACACTTCGTCTTCTTGCTGTGAAATTGTTATTTTGAATCTTATTTTCTATGATTCTTTTTTTTATAGCGGAAGGGTTTTCCGCTTTTGTTAGTTCGTAGTCTTTGAGTGAGTTTGATTTTTGTTTTGATAATTTTATGAGTTTTGTTTTTGGATCTTTTTGATTTCCAGCCAAAGGAACGGATACGTTTTTTATGTTTATGTAATATTTCTTTAGATCCAAAACAAAAAACAATACGTATTCATGTGAGTTCGTAAACCTACGGTTTACTGATTCCGGTTTACAGGAACCTATATTTCCGTTTTTAGTTGTAATCGATTTCGCCCATATGATTTCCTGAATATATTTGTATCCTATACCCTCCATCATGTTACAAAACTTACTTGGAATTTTTTGAGCCCTTCCTTGTTTGAATGATTCTCCTATGTTTATAAACACAGTTGCATTGTTTTTAAGTAGTTTTTTTGCCTCCTTAAATACCTGTTCTAGATTTTTTAGATATTGTGAGATACTAATTTCACAACCGATTTCTTTTTCTTTATTAGGGTGAGTTTTTTCTAAATAATCCCTTTTTTGATAATAAGGAATTGATGTTACTAAACAATCGATTTTGTTTCTGTATCCCGGTAAATTAGTAAGTTCTAATATGATATTTGAAGAATCGCCCTGTATAATTTCAAAGTTCATGCGATTCTCTCAGAACAGTAATTGGCGATTGATTCAAATAGATTTTCTGAACATTGCCATTTCCCGGATTCTAGTTCTGCTAGATAGGACTGTGAATATCCTAGTGCCTGTGATAACTGAAATTGTGTAAGTCCCGCGTCTATTCTAAGTTGTTTTATTTGTTGTGCGGTTTCTAAATTTTCTTCTTTAAAATTTTTATCATACCAAACGGATTTTGCCGCTTGTGCACTTTCGTTTATTATTTTTCTTAATTTTCCTACCCATTCATAACTGAGATTTTTACCACTTACGTTTAATAGATAGTTTCCATTTGATAATCCTGAGAGATTGATCTTTAGATTTTTAATTCTTTTTTGAGACCAAAGAGTTTCTAGTTCCTCTAAGTTCACTATTTTTGAGTCTTGGTTATGGAATTTCTTCAGATCCGATTTTATTGTTTGTAGGGATAGAGATAATTTTTTAGAAACTTCTTCTATTTTATTTTTATTAGTAAGTTTGAGACTGAGTATTTCGGGACAATAGACCTTATATACTCTGATTCTTGTTTTGTGCCCTATATATGGTTTTAGTATATTTCTTCTAATCAAATAACTTAATTCGTCTTCAGGATTTACTTTGTATCCAGGAATTTCAGTCCATCCTAAAAGTTTTACAGCCTCTATCCTATGTTCTCCTGATAGACAAACATAATTGTTATTTTGGGAATCGTATTTTACGGATATGGGTTCGTGTAACCCTTCCTTTTGTATATTATTTCTTAACTCTCTAATATATTCTGGTTTTCTTTTTGGGAATAACTCTGTATTTTTTTCGTGATATTTAATTTTATGAATCGGTATCTGTTCTATTTCTAATTTAGTTTTGATTACGTGTAAGAATGGTAATTCTTGCATACTTCATTGTTATTTTTTTCTATATAAAAGAGTCCTTTCGTTTTTTTTAGTGTTATAAAAAAAATTAAGGACTACCCTCATTTTTTGTATAAGAGTCTAAAAAACGGTTTATTCTATTTAACGAATATAGTTTTTAATAAATAGATTACGCGTTGTTTTTTTATGCAGCTTCACCATTTTTCCAAACTCTTGTTTTTATGGGTCTGTAGTTTGTTTTTTTAGAATATACGTATTTTTGTACGGAATACTCAACTCCTAGAGGTGCGTTTTTTTGTAACTCTATGGCTTTTCTTATCGCATTTTTTAATCCGTCTATTCCGGTAAATACTTCATGGCCCGCCGATCCCCAAATTCTTGGGGAATTATTTTGTGGTGCTATGTGTTTGTAGATATGGTATTCTACTCTATCTTCCATTTTCTTTTTCGCTTTTTTGTTTTTTGATTTTTCTTAGTCTATCATGAATTCGAATCGCATCATATCGATTCACATACATGAGTTCTCCGTCTTTATCTCTTACAAATAATGTATCCGATTCTCTTAAAGGTTCGTTAAAAATTGATTCTTGTTCTTTTTTGTAGAAAACCGGTTCTAGTACAAATTGGTGGGTTGAATTTAAAATGCTCATGCGACTATTCCTTGCGAATTTTCTTTTCTATTTTCAATTGTTGACTTTTTTACTTCAGAGTTACTTACAAGACCCGGATACACTTCGTTTACGAATTTTTCAAAGAGTATCTTTTTAGTTCCTTCGTATTTCAATGGATCTGGATTTTGTTCGTAAAATTCTAATTGTTGTTTTAGTAACTTAGTTTTACCCCATACTAAAAAACATTTGTAAGGATCTAAGTCCTTGATCTCGATTGGTTTATCTGTCATATTCTTACTCTCGTTATATTTGGGTTCATTTCGTTTTTCATTTCGCATTCTATTCTTTTCATATTGTTTTTCTTTTCTTTCAAATAACCTGGACCAAAACTTAGAGATAGATTCAGGACTTAAAGACTGTTCACACCAAAACTTGGAATCTTGTTTTCTCAGTTGAATAAGTGTTTGTATCTTAGTTTCGATTACGTTCCAATTCCCATTGGATATTTCATACAATGAGTTTAAGGCTTTTAGTTCTGAGTCTGGTTGTCCCATTTCACTTCCGTGTTCTTTTAAATAGTAGTTTTGGAAATTAATTAGCCAAGAGTCTGGAAAATGAAAACGTGGATTTACTTTTTTTGAACTTTGTTCTTCTACATGCGCCTTTGCAGGCGGGCCGTACTCTCTAGAAGTATTTAGTTTTTGTGAAGAGAGTTCTTGTTTTGATAGTCTTTGGTCTATAGTATTTGGTAGTGGTTGATTTTCCACGATTGGATTTACCGCAACCGGGTTTTCCGGTTGTGGAAAATCAAGTAGTGGGGTTTCTTCATTCTTAGATTCTATTTCTACTTCTAATAAAATTTGTTTTTGTTCTTCTACATGCGCCTTTGCGGGCTGGCTGTACTCTCTAGAAGTATTTAGTTTTTGTGAAGAGAGTTCTTGTTTTGATAGTCTTTGGTCTATAGTATTTGGTAGTGGTTGATTTTCCACGTTTGGATTTACCGTAACCGGATTTTCCAAGAGTGGGTTTTCCGGTTGTGGATAATCCAGTAGTGGTTTTTCTTCTTCAAAAAGTTCTCTTTGATTTTCTAAACCATTATTTTTAGTAGGTTTTATATTTAATTGAACTTCTGGCTTTTGAGACTCCTCGAAAAAATACCACCCAGATTCAAATTCACCCGCCTTACTTCTTTTTTTTCTATATTCTGCATATCCAAAGGTAACTAGTTCTTTAAATCCGGATGTTATACTTGATTCTTTGTCGGATTTGAACTTAGCGATCGTTTTTACCGACATTCTCCAGTTGTCTGGATAACGTAGGACCAAAAGTAAGATCGCTGTGGCTTTCATACTTAGTCGAGGATCATCTATAAAATGATTTTTTACTATCGTAAAGTTTCTGTCTTTTGGGACACGAAACACTCTTTGATTGTCATTCATTTTTTTTCTCTAAATTATGCGGCGTCGTGAATTCGTTTGGATGTCGCTTTTAAATATGCAGAAAATGGAATATCAATTCCTTTTTTCTTTTCTTCTTCCCAAGTCTTTTGTATGTATTTCAGGACTTTCTCTACTTCGTTTATGGAGTTTGTGTAATAAAATAGGTTTCCTTTGTCTAAAAAACTAAGACACGTTTCTCCGATTCGAATTTCAAGGTCCGGGATTTTTAAGTTTTTATAAAGTCCTGGGTCTGTGGTTTCTTCCCTAAAATAGTTTCTGTATAACAGGATTTCGATTCTTGTTTTGTTTCGATTCAGGTTTCTGTCTTTTAGTATCACTTCTATTTCCAACTGATTTTTCCTCTCGCTCGTTTTTATATAGCGGGGTTTACTCTTTATTTTTCTCTATTACTCTCGTTTATATTTTAGTTATTTCTAATGTATTTAAATTACTGGTTTGAAATTCTTTTTAAGTCTATTCTTTACAGGCTGTCTAAACCTTTAAAATCCTACTCAGTTTATTATTTAACTACCTGCAGATATGATTTTGGGATTTGTTTGTCTTGGTTATTCTGCAAAGTTGAATCAATGTGTCTTAAAATCTGTTCGATTGTTTCGGGATCTTTGAGGATATAATACGGGATTTTTTTGACACAGAAATGGGCTTCGTTGTCGTTCTTAATCGTGATTTTTACTTTGGGTATATTAAAATGCTGAAATACTTTTGAACCTTTAGAAATTTCGTTCCAGTTGTATTTTTTTAAAAGTTGTTCTAAATTTTTTTGTTTTATGTGAGTCGTTTGAATTGTGTGTACGTTTTTAGTTTCCAACTGTTAATTCCTATACTGATTTTATTTTCGTTTTTTTGTTTTTCTTATTTATTTGGGTTAGTATTTGTTTTGTAGTTTGGCGTCTAAATCGGTATCGGTATACCTCCAGAACAAAAAAAATGATCAATATACCCGTTAGTGAGGTAATTATTTCTGTCATTGGTCCTTTTTTCCTTTTGTTTCGTTTTTTTGTTTTTCTATTTGGATATATAACTCTAAAACCCAATCGATACACCACGCCCGTTTTGTGTGGCTATACACGACCTCCTTAGTGAGTGAGTCATATACCTCATAGTATGCGTTACCCTCCCCTATCGGGTATATTTTATATCTCTCTAAAATTTCCATCTTTTGAGTTGGTTTGACACTAAAACCATTCGTTTTGCCGCAACTACATTAGTATTTACTAATGTATCTTTATTTAGTTTTTATTTGTGTCTTTGAGAGTGGGGCCAAATCTTTCGATTCGGTTTTTTTTGTTTTTGATTTTTTAGAGTTTTAATCGACTAATGTTTCTATCTGATAGTCTATATATTCTATTATTTTAATGGATAATTTTCATATTTTTGGCTTCTTTTCTCTTTTTTAGGTTCTCCCTGTGCTTGGCACTGGGAAACCTTATATTTGTCAAAAATAGGAATAATTCCCATTTGTATACTAAAATTTAGGAATTTTTCCAATTATGAGACAAAAAAAATTAAGTCCGATTACTCTACGTTTTTTACATATCGAAAAAGAGACAGGAAAGAAGCCAAAGGAAATCGCTGAAATTTTAGAAATGGATCTCAGCACATATTACAAAACTAAACGCGGGGACATTCCGATAACCAGTAATTTTTTAGTCAAAGTTGAATACAAATTAAAGTATAGCAGGAATTGGTTAGAATTTGGTAAGGGGAATCCAAAAATCGAAGATGTTGAATTTTTATCAGATATTGAAAAACAACTTTCTGTTTTATCTAAACTCAAAAACTACGATTTACTTCCGATTTTAAATGCACTTCCCGATATTCCACCAAACGAGAAGGACAAAAATTTGCTCTTGGATTTTTTAAATCTTTATGTTCAAAAATTTCAATGATATTTTCTACCGCCTGATTGACAGCCGGTTGTAATTTTTGATTTCCTAGAAATATTTCTGATAATAGTTTTATTATCACCCTTCTGACTTCTTCCCTACTACCTTTTGCGATTTTCTTTCCTTCTCGTTTCATACATTTCATCCACTCCGTTTTTTGTGTCTTTATGGGACGATTTTTTCTTTTTACGATATAGCCTTCTTATTTGGATTTTAAATTTTTCTTTAGGTTGTCTTTTCGTATGGAATTAATTTATTAAATGGATTATTTCCAAACTAAAATTGTTTAATTTAGAATCAGAGATTCCACAGCTAGGTTAGCATGCTAACCTAGCTGTGGAAAAACAAAATATTGATTAAATCATTTTTTACTTTCCAAGGAATTTTAATTTTTTAAGGTATAGCCATGAGCATGGGACATAATATAATTACAATAGCAAACCCAAAAGGTGGAGTTTCAAAAACAACAACTGCCGGGCATTTATCAATGTCTTTAGGTCAAAAAGCAAAAGTTTGCGCTATCGACTTTGATAGACAAAAAGATTTGTCCAAAATGTTTTTTCAGGGCTATCCCGATTCATTTTATAATCACGCGAATACTTTAACTTTAATAAATTTCGAAACCAGTTTCGAAGATACAATTAAAAACAAATACAATGTTGATGTAATAGTCTCATGTCCTGGCTTAAGAGATTTTTCAATGTTAGTCGCAAAAGATATAACTTATTTAGATCGAGCAAAAGAAATACTTCGAGATTCAACCATAGTTACGAAATATGATTATATAATTATTGATACACCGGGAACCGGAATATTTGAAACTACTTCAGCAATATTAGCTTCTGATGTTGTTATCATTCCTGTTACCACCCATAAATGGTCTTTAGACACTTTGAAAGATTTTTTCAAAGATTTGAATGATGCAATAAAATCAGGATCGAAATTATCTAAAATGTTTATTCTTCCGTCTTTATGGGGAAACTCAATCGAAAAAGAAGAAATCCATGAACAACTACAAAAACTACCTGATGCTTTACTAGAATTAAAAAAGAATGAACCAGGTTTTGAATTATTACCACAACCCAAAATATTAAATCCGATTCCAAGTTCAGATCCCATAAGAAAGCGGGGTGAATTCGGAGAACCTTTAGGCGATAATACTATTGGAAAAGTAGCTTTCGATAAATTAGCAGATAGAATCATCAAAGAATGTACAATTAAAAATAAAACTTTATCTACAAGTAGGTTAGCACGCTAACCTACTAATTTGTATAGTGGTTTTAAGGGGGAAAATAATGGCAAATACAAAAAGAAAAAGAAATTTAAATGATTCATTTGGTGCATCGGACTTATCTGCAATTAATATAGATTACAATTCACATAACAACATTCTTCTAAAAGAACTTAATGAAAGAAGAAATTCATCCGAACAAAATTCTTCAGAAATTGGCGAAATTAAGAATATACCTGTCAATTTAATTAAATCAGTTGATAATCCTAGAAAACAATTTACTGAAGAATCCCTACAAGAGTTGGCTGACAATATTAAAAGGTTTGGACTTCTCCAGCCTATAGCAGTTCGTAAAACTAGCGAAGGATACGATTTAATTTACGGGGAACGCAGACTAAGGGCCTATAAATTAAATAAGGAAGATACAATTCCCGCTATTGTTAAAAACATTAAACAAATAAAAAATGATTTAATTCCTGAAATAAAATTAATGGAAAATCTTCACCGTGAAGATCTTAGTGATTTTGATACTGCATTAAGTTTAACTGTTCTAAAAGCACGCTTAAAACTTTCAGATAACGAACTGATTGAATATGTCAACAAATCTCGTTCGTGGGTTAAACATAAACTAATACACGCATCTACTGTTTCCAAAATAATTGAAACAGAAAGCGAAAATGAATCTCTAATAACTTTACTTTCTAAGATGACAACCACTTCTATTGTTGATTTACAAACTAGTATAAATATAAACAAGAAATCTGTTTTTTCTTGGCTCGAATCAAAAATTAAATCCGGAAACATACCTTCAAGAGAAGAAATACGAGAATTCAATCAAACTCTAAAATCGGGGATAATCAAATTATCTAAATCGACGAAAAACAAACCTAAAACTGAAAAAATCATTCTATCTAAAAATCAAATAGAAGAAAAAATTTCAGAGATTGATAAGCAGATAAAACACTTAAAAAAAGAAAGAAAAAAATACGAAAAAATGCTTTAATAATTCATAAAAAACTTGTACTCAATTTAAAGACTTATATAATTGCTTATATATCAAATTAACCTTGATTATAGATCGATAAAAAGCCCGAGGGGAGATCAGAGCCCCCGAGGGCAACCTACATTAAAGTTCCAATAATTTAGTTATGTCTCATAAAAAGCTTGACATTTGTCTGGTACCCTATTCTAGTCCAAAATATCTTAGGAGACATAACTAAGACAAGGCCGCTCTGATCTAATGGCCTAAATGATCTATAAGTCGAGGACCTACCGCAAAGGCTCCATGCCTGACCCTTAGTTCCCCGTATTTTCAAAATAGAGTAGGGTAAAAAATAACTTTTACCGTGCGTCACCCGAAGTATGTCCGCATGGTNAAAACAAGGGATACTAAAATGACCGAGGTCGTACATTACGCTTTGGTGATAGCTCACGCTATCGAATCATTACCACTTTCAAGGACTAAAAGACAACTACTATCCAAAATCACCGATTTAGATATTGCAGGAAGAAATAACGGATTTGGTGGATGTATTGCAAAAAACAAAACACTAGGCGAAGAAGTGGGGTTAGCAGAAACGACTGTTTCTAAATATATTCGTGAAATGAGACGTGAAGGATATATAAACTCTGGAGAATTCCACGGACATTATAGAATACTAAACTCTAGTCTACATGATGCGGTTGTAAAAGAACGATATGAATATAATCTACAAAAACAGATAACAAAATATACTAGTCTGTCTAGTACAAATATCCTAGAGAGATCAAACCAAAGTGCCGGGTCTGCTCCGTACGAACGTACGGGGGCTAGTCTTAATAACCAAAGTACAAACCAAACAAATAACAAAGAGAAAATACAAAGTTCTTCTTTTTCTGAAATTAGTTGGTTAAATATCTCTGAACATTCTAAAAACCTCATATTGAAAGAATGGGGGGAATACGACCACAACCCGGAAAAGGAAAGTGCAAAAATCAAGTCCTGGAAAAAGTTAGTACCGGAAGATCCGGAAGTTATTTTAGAAACGCTAAGGAAATTAATTCAGATCCGTAAATCGGAAAAGTATAAAGAGGACCGATTTTGGGGAACGATTCCTGTAAACATAGCTTCCACTTACTCTTACAAGGACATTATAAAAAACACATACAATTTACTTACACAAGTAGGAAGTAAAACCCTTTCAATCGAGGAAAATAAAGAAGAAATAAAAAACGGAAGTAGAATAAACGATCAGACCAAAAATGAAAACGAACCAACCTGGGAAAGATTCTTAATTTGGGCAAAGGATAGACTTTCTAAATCGAGCATTCAAAGTCTTAAACAGTTAAGAGTTCAATTCGAAAATGAGGAATTGAGTATAGTAGGGGAAATAAACGATTCACTCAAAATGATTGTTACTAAGTATTTTAAAGAAGAAACAAAACTTAAAACAGAAGTAAAATTTGTAAAAGAAGAAGCGAAAGAGAAAGAAAAAAGTCTTAATAACTCAAGTAAGAAATCGGATCAGAAGAGTAACGAGGAAAATCAAACACACATAACCGAACTGAATGAAGAAATATCCATACCGGTTGATCAATCAGATTTCAAACATTTCCGAGACTATATGTCGGTAGATAAGGTAATCCATGAGTTCATGAGCCATTCTACACTAACACTAGATCGAAAAGACTTAGAAATCATTCGTAATCTAAAGATCCGTTATGATCTGGAGAAAATAGTAATCTTTGATTCCCCACCAGAGAGGTTAAAAAATCACATACGCGATTATTTCTATAGCCATCCCCAAAGGGTTATCGCACTACAATTTGAGGAAAACAAATTCTATGTAGCGGCGTAAATTTTATCCGAACGTAATAGGAAGAAGGGTAGGTGTTAGAATATTCCAATAACTCAATATTCAATTAAAAGAATTGCGTAACTTATGTTTNGCAAATATATGTAAANCTATATTATTTTCTCTTCCACAAAATAAAAGTGAAAGTAAGATTACAAAAAGAAACTAACGTAAGGAACAAAAACAAACCCAGAAAGAGTATTTCTTTTTTAGAAAAGGATTCTTGTTCTTTGTTGTAGGAATTGGTTTCTTTGAGGTTGGAAATTGTAGAATGGAGTTCCGACTTTAGGTCATCGACGGAACGAAAAAGTTCTGAATCTAAAAGGATGATAGATTGTGAGCCGTTGGATCTACGATTATGAGACGAAACATTCTTTTTAAACGAGATGCTACTGAGGAGTTCGATTTCTTTTTTCAATTCCTGATCAAAAGGCCATTTGAGAGAGGCTTTTTTTAAAAGTTCGATTGCTTTATCAACGTTTCCTTTTTTGACTTCCTCCCTGCCTAAACCAACCCAAGCAGAAGTCAGAATATATTCAGCATTTACGTCGGAAGGATTGTTTGTAAGTAAAGTAATGGCTAACTTTTCGGCCTCTAAATACCGTTTCTCTTCTAAAAGTTTTTTAGCGTCTTCATGACCTCCGGACATGTCTTCTGAAAAAGTATCTTTAACCAAAAGAAGGAGAATTAGAAGAATAGAATATACAAAAATTTGAAAAATAGATTTCATATTTGTTTTACCTGTCGATACGAATCACTTTGTGAGCATAACGAGCCCTTGGCATTTTTAAAGGATCTAAGGACCAATTACTGGCAATCGGGTTTTGGAGACCGATAGAATAAACGGAATCGGTGGGAATATTGAGTGCAGAAGCACCCCCAAAAACGAATAACTTTCTAGTTTCGTAAGAAGCTTCTACGCCTGGAAAATAAACAGAAACGGGTAAAATAGGACCAATCGCAAAAGCAGCCGTACCATTTTGAAAGAAGTCTATTCTGTTAGAACTTGTAATCGAAGTAATCGGCTGGAGTGTGCTTGTACCCGTAGATCCTCCAATGACCGCAATCCATTCGGGGTCAGTAGGATATGGATCTGAATTTAAAGGTTTTATACAAGTAGAACCAGCACCGTGACGAGCAATTGTAATTGCAGGTTCCCCCGCGGCGGAAGTGGAATTGATGGAAGGAGAAAAAGAATCCGAAGTTGCTTGTGGCGTCCCGTCGTTTGTAAATCTACCACCTGTAAAAAATATATTTCCATTGAGACCACAGCCGGACATATCTACGCGAGAAAAGATAGCGGTCAAAGAAAGATAACTTTGCCAAAGGCCGTTTTGACCAATTCCAGGAGCAAATCTAGAAACCGTGTTTAAAATAGTACCTGTAGTCATATCGTTAGTCGTGGTACCGGAAATGATAAAAATTTCTTCTCCCATAGATGCGATGACTCCACCTTGATTGGCGACTGGCATATCTGAAAGTGTAGTCCACTGATCTAAATACGGATCATATACTTCTGTCTTTTTAGATGCTACATAGTTGGCTCCCTGTTTTTCCATCCCGCCGATGACATAGATTTTATTTTTGTGGGAAACTACGTTTGCAAAAACTCTAGGGGTGGGAACCGAAGTTGCAGAAGGAAACCAAGTAGAAGTCACGGGATCAAAAAAATCAATTTCTTTGACTGGAAAAGAATCCGCACCGATACCACCCACAACCCAAAGGCCACGGGTTCTATTTGGAAAATCACTGATCCAGGTTTTGAATGTAAGTGGAATACTTTGTAGATTTTTAACGTCCGAAGAACAAAAAACAAAAGCTAAATAGTCCGTATTGGATTCTAAGTTAGGAAGAGTCATAGAATGTATTTTAGAGTTTTCTAAACTAGTCACAACCGATTCAAAACCAGACTTACCATACAAAATAGAACCGGGTAAAGAAGTAGAACACTCCCAAGAAATGGTTGCAGACCGGGGGCCGATCTGAGAAACAAAAGCAAAATTTACTTTTTCATTTTGTGCGTTGTGAATGTTTGACAAAGGGGAATTCAGACAGTTCAAAAAGACAAAAGTAAGAATGAATATCAAAATATCATAAACTAAAATCATAACAAAATCCCCCAAGAAACGCGAATCCCGGATCTACAAAAAGAATCTCCGGATTCTACAATACACTGAGAACGAATTCCAAGTCTTAACCTCGAACCGTTTCCAAATTCAAAAGCCCAACCGAATTCGCTTAACAATTCTGGATCGGTTCCATTGAACGAACGAGAATCGTTTTTCCACTGAACAGAAGTAACTCCCCCTCCAAATAAAAAATAAGGAGCAGAGGCACCAAATTGTTTCCCGATATAGAGAGATTGATTCCAAAGATTGATAGAGCCTTGTGCACCTAGAGCCACAGAGTATTCAGAGAGAAAACCAAAGAACCAGAGAGGATGATTGATAAAACCTTTTTCGATAAAAAGACCGGCACCAGCTACACCTGGATTTGTTTTGTGAGAAGGTCCTGT